GGCGTGGCGGTCGCGGGTGCTTCGCGGACTTCCGGCGATCGTTGCCCATCACGCCGAGGATGTTCCGGATCCGGTTCCGGGCCTGCTCGATCGTGATCGCCCGGTTCGACTGCTCGACGAGCATCCGGGCCAGGCCGCGGGCTGAGTGGTCCGGGAACCTGGCGACCAGGCGGCGGGCCTTGGCAGTGATCGGGTCGGCGGGCATCCTTGCCTCCGGTGGTGGGTTATCGCGAGGCTACGGCGGGCCGCGCCTGAATCAACCGATCCCGATCCGGCGACCGAGGCGGTTCAAGGCCTCGGCCCGGCGTTTACATCCGCAGTCCTTGACCCCGAGGGCCGCGCTCACTCGCTCGGGCGTGACGCCCACGGCCGCCAGGCCGGCGGAGACCATGTCGCCAAGGCCCGCGCTCCTCCTGCAACGGCAGACCCGCTCTCCGGCCATGACGGGGCGGGTCGGCCGAAACAGGCCGCCGCACGTCTCGCAGGTCACGTCCTGGCGGTTTTTCATGTCAGGCGAGCGTCAGCGACAACTGGAGCGTCGTGTCTGCAAAGTCGAAATACTCTTCGTAGTCGGTGTCCTTTGGGACGCAGTTTCCGTCGACGCGACGCGATTCGAGCGGGAACGCAGACGAGATCCCAACCGCGCCGCTTCCTGGCGAGTCGCCAACGGCTAAGACGCAGGAAAACGTATTCGCGCCGATCGCGTACGTCGACAAGAAGACGGACAGAATGTATTCGCACTCGTAGCACTGGAGCTCCGCGTAGACCGAAACAGTCACGCCGTCGACTGTGATGTCGACTTCATTCCCGAGGTTTCCCAGAACGCGGGAGCCTGCGGGCGTCAGGTCAAAGTCGGCCGTATATGCGCCGCCGGGGCACTGGCACGTCGAGGGCGGCCAGTTCGGGTTGCACGGCGGGGGAGCCGGCATCGTGAACGTTACCGAGATACTCGGCGTCAGGCCCGAGGCCTCCAGTTCGTCCATATTGCAGTCGCATTGCTCGCAGCAGGCGTCGGCTGTCGCCAGCTTTTTTGTCCGGAGGAGCGGCTTCCCGTTCACGAGTCGGATCTCGGTCACGACGAGCCCTCCGGGCAGGTCGTCGTGTCGATCCACTTCAGACAGCCGTCCTCGTGGCCGAGGACCTGCGTCTTCGCCGCGTCGTACCCCGAGACCGTCGTCAGGTCCTCGCCGCCGATGGCCGGGCTTTTGCAGCTACTGCCGTCGGCTGTGTCGCCTGCTTCGACGAGATACCAGCGGCCGTTCGCGGCCTTGGCGATCACGACGAAGACGCCCGAATCCACGTCGTAGAACACGTTCGAGGCGGTGATCGTCTCAGCCGGACTGCTCTCTTCCGGGGCGGTCGCGGTGCCGGCCTCCCAGACCTCGAGCTCGGACACCGTATCCTTCGCCCACTTCTCCGTCGTCTTGCAGAGCCGGACCTCGCCGCCGTCGTCGTACGCGGTCCGCAGCGGTAGCGGCGGGATGTCCCGGTTTCCGCCCTCGACCTTCCGAACGACCTCGGCGATCCGCCTGGCCGACTCGACGGAGATCAGGGCCCCGCGGTCCGAGTTGTCGAGGCGGCGTCCCACGTCAGGCCCCCGGCGTAAAGACTTCGCCGAACGGGCCCGCGAAGTCCCGCTCTTCGTACACGAAGAACTCCAGGGCGTCCGGCGGCTGGCCGGCGTCCTTGGCGATCCCGTTGTTCAGGGCGACCGGCTGGCGGACGCCCTTCCCGTCTTGCCCCTTTATCTGGGCCCGCTTCGTGCCGGAGCTGTTGGGGTCGCCGTTCTCGTCGACGAGCTGGGCGAAACCAATGTCCCACGGTTTCAGCGTCCACCCGTCGGCCCGGTAGGCAAACTCCCAGGTGACTTCCCAGTAGACGACGGTCGCGCCTTCGAGCGTTTCGATGTTTAGCTTTTTCGAGCAGCCCTGGCACTTCCAGGTGCGAACCGCGCCGCCGTTCCAGTTGCCGTTATTGATCGAGTTCGTGTATTCCCTCGCGAGCTGCATCCAGCCATTGTGGCTGGCGTAATACTGCGTCAGCGTCAGTCGCTCCTCGGCCCGCTCGGCCTCCAGACCCTCGAGCGGATCCTTCGCCGAGTTCGTCATGATGTCGCCGTTCTTGTCCTTATAGATCGGCTCGGCGACGACGGACGACGACCCGCCCCAGACTGACGGCTTGAACGGCAGCGACCCGGGCTTGCCAGGATCCGGATCCTCCTGCTCGTCCGGGCTGAACTTCTTGTATTTGAACGAGACGACGTACAGGAGGCCGCTGTCGTCGGCCGCTTTGATGTCGTAGCTGTCCATGACCGCGACCGGGTTGTCCGGGTGCGGATCGTAATAGGCGATCCCGGGCGCGTTCGACACGTCGACGAGCGACTCGGTCGTCGAGTCGGTTCGCACCCAAAACGCCCGCGAATACTCGTCGCCGTCCTTTTTCTTGCCGGACGCCGACCGTTCTTTCGGGATCTCGCGGCTGAATACGATCGCCATCGTTAGCCTCCTGCCCCGGCGGCCAGCTCGACCGTCTCGAGGTCGAGTTCGCCCATGTCTTCGGTATTGTCCGCGATCCTCGCCAGGTTGCGGGCGTTCTGGGCCTCGCGCTGGTCGGCCTGGTCGCCGCGCATGATCCGGAACATCTCCTTGATCCCTTCGGTGCTGTTCGACTCGATCCCCTTGACGCCCTCGCGGACGGCCTGGGCGACGCCGGCCGCGTCGACCTTCTGCGTCACCTCGACCTCCTGCCGGGCCGCCACGTCGATATCGTCGGCAGCGTCACGGGCCGCGGCGATCGCCTGGTCGATGGTCTGCGTGAACGGACCGGCGATCGCCTCGCCGGCGGTGCTCGCGCTTTGCTCGAACACCGCGGAGAAGTTCTGGCCGGCGGCGTTGAAGTTCCCCTCGATGTCGCGGCCGAGCTGGTCATTGAATCCCTGAAGGCCGGCGAGGGCCACGTCGAGGCCGGTCGTGTCGAACCCGAGGGCCTCGGCCGCGCCGCGGATCGCGGTCAGAATCGCCTGGCCGATCCCCGAGAACACTCCCACAAGCGTCAGGAACGCCCCGGAGATCAGGCGGCCGACGCCGGCGAGCGCGGACCCGACCCGCGAGGCCACGTCCCAGACGGCGCTCCACTGGGCCCCGACTTCGGAGACGTAATTCCAGAGCGGGCCCATCTGCGCCACGAAGGCGTCGGCCACCTCGGCGAAGTACCTCGCCCCCTGGAGGATCCCGTCGCCGATGGCCTGGCCGATGTTCGCCCCTCCGATCGACCCCACCATATCGGTGAAGGCCGTCGAGATCGCCGTGACCGCGGGGGCCAGATAGGCCGTCACCTGGTTGATCACGCCCTGGATCGCGGCCCGCACTTTGTCGAACGAGTCGCCCATCGCGTCGACGTTGCCGGCCTGCGTGTTCGTCAGGGCCAGGCCGAACCGGTCGGCCTCCTCGCGGGCCGCGCGGATCCCGGCGGCCCCTTCGTTGAACATGGGCAACAGGGCGACGCCGGCCTTGCCGAAGACGGCCACCGCGGCGGCCGCCCGCTCGGCCTCGCTGGGCAACTCGGAGATCGCCTGGGCGATCGCCTCGAACTGCTGCTCGGTCGAGAGACCGTTCAGGTCGGCGACCGAGAGCCCGAGCTGGGCGAAGGCGGCGTTCGCCTGCTTGGATCCGTCAGCCGCCTTCGCGAACGTGACCTGGGCCCGGGTCATGGCCGCGCCGATCTGGTCCATCGAGACGCCGACCAGCGACCCGGCGTACGACAGGCCGGCGAGCTCGCCGTAGGTCGTGCCGAGACGGCTCGCCAGGTCGTTCTGCTGGGAGATCGCCTCGGTCGCCGCTGCCCCCATGCCGACCAGCGACCTGGCCGCGGCCGTCGCGCCGGAGACGAACGAGGCGAAGAGCTGCGTCCCCTGGATCGCGACCAGCGCCCCCATCCCGGACCGCAGGCCGGCGACATCCGATTGGAGCCGCTTCATGGACGCCGACGCCGCGTTCACCCCGGCCGTGAGGCCGGAGGTCGACGCGGTGAAGACCGCCCGGACCTTGCCGATCGTGCTCGCCATTACTTCGCGTCCTTGCTTTTCTTTGGCTTCGCCAGGTGTTTCAGTTTCGCCAGCTCGCGGGCCATCTCTTCGGGCGTCTGCGTGGGCCGGCTCGGGTCATACGTTGGCAGGAACATCTCCTCGAACTCCTCCGAGACCTTCGCGTTCATCGCCTTGCAGATCGCCGCGGTCTGCCGGCCTGTCCGCCGCCACTCGTCGCCGAATGGCTCGAGGCGGTAGAAGGCGGCCCAGCGGCGGATCTGCCGGACGGACGTGGTCCGGAGGAACTCGGGCACGTTCGGTATGCGGTGATGCGCGGCGAGCCTGTAGACGAACGTCATCCACGGCTCGCCCCTTAGTTTCCCTCCTCTTCCTTCACGGCCTTCTCGTCGTTTCGGAGCACGGTCTCCCAGCATCGGACGTAGATCCACATGAGCGTCCGCGGGCTCGTCTGGAGGAGCGTCGGGATGTCGGCGTCCTTGTAGCGGCGCTCGCCGTTGGCGTCGGCGACGCAGACGGCGACCGTCCGGGCGATCAGTTCGGCCGGCGGGTCCTCGCCCGCGAGCTTGCGGTGGGCGACGGAGAGCGCGTGCCACTCCTCGAACGAGGGCCACCGCAGCTTGATCGGCGTCTGCGACCGCGGCGGCGTGACCTCGATCGGCTCGTCCGCGATCGCGAGGATCTGGTCCAGGGGCTTCGGCATGGTCAGGATTCTCCAGTGAAGGCGAACTCGGCCGACCCGCGGAGAAGGTCGCCGACCGACCCCTCGATCTCGAACGACAGGAGGATCGCGTCCCACGTCACGGAGCCGCCGTCGAACGTGACGACGAGACTCCCACGCGAGCCGATGTCCTCCACGGCGTACGGCGGGCACCCGAGTAGCCTTACAGAGACCGTCCCCGGATCAACACTGGTGCAGGCCACGGTCCGGACCAGGCGGGCTTCCTCGCCGGTGCCCCAGACGGTGCCGTCGATGCCTGTCGTGTCAGCCGTCGCCGCGGACGCTGGCCTGGCGGCCCAGTTCAGGACCGACCCGAGCGGCGAACCGTTGAACTCGACGGTCGACCCTTGGGCGTATGCTGGCGAGCCGCTTCCTGGCATGGGATCCCCCGCGGGGCTCGGGGATCAGGATCCAGCCGGGACGGAGACGAACGTGGCGGTCCCCTTGACCAGCTCGCCGACCGCGTACTCGACCTCCGCCTCGGTGCAGCGGAACTCCCCGCCGTCGATCGTGTACGTCTCGCCAGCCGTCGGGGCGCTCGCCGTCAGGAACGAGCAGGTGATGGTCGTCGTGACGCCGTTCACGGCCCCGGCCCCGGAGTCCGGAAGGCCGTTGACGTAGACGCGGTTCGACCCGACCGCCAGGTCGAGCGTTGAGGCGTCGAGCCGGTTGCCGCTGCTCGTGGTGTCGACGCCCGTAGCCTTGACCTTGACGTTCGTCAGGTCGGAGACCGGCAGGACGGGGGCGTTCCCTTGGGCTGGCGTTGGCATGGATCAGGATCCCTCCGCCTTGTAGGTGTAGGTCGCGGTGCCCTTGATCATGTCGCCGACGGCGTACTCGGTCTCGACCTCGGTGCAGATCCAGCCGGTGGCGTCGGGGTCGTCGTTCACCTCGGGGGCCTGTCCGAAGAACGAGCAGGTGACCGTCTGCGTCACGCCCTCCTCGTCGGCCCCGGCCCCCACGTCGACGAGCGGCGCGTCCTCGTAGACGCGGGCGGTGTCTTCGAGCGTCGTTACGTCGACCTTGTTCGAGGTGCTCGACGGGTCGGCGGCCGTCGTCTTGACCTTAACGTTCGTGCAGCCGTCCGGAAGCGTCAGGCCAGCGATCGTAGGGAGACCAGCGAGGGCGGGCATCGGTTACTCCATCCAGGAGACGGCGACGGTGATCTCGACGACGTACGCGATCGGTTTGTTCTGGCCGTCCTCGAAGACCGGGTCGGAGTCTTTCGAGTCGGTGACCAGCACCCGGACGATTGTCAGGTCGCCCGAGCTACCGGCGAAGTTCCGCAGAGCCCGGCGGATGTCGCGGGCGGTCTCGTGGGTGTCGGCGTAGTTCGCCCCGTAGACCTCGATCGTGAACGTCCCGGTCGTCACGGTCTCGTCGTCGGCCGCGAGCGTGTCCTCGTCGGCCTGGCCGGCCTGGGCGAACATAACGTAGGGCGGGTCCCCTGCGGGCCCGATCAGCGGCCAGGCGTTGCAGCCGGCGGCCTCCTCGAGGGTCGCCCGGAGCCAGGACTGGATCAGGTCTTCGGAGCCGGATGGCATGGGTTACCCCTGGTAGCCTTGGTTTTTCCCGCCGCCGACTTCGCTGGCGGCCTTTTCGAGCGCGTTCTTCAGTTCGACGGATAGCCGGCTGGCGACCTGGCTTTTGATCGAGTCAAAGGTCCGCTGCATCATCGCGACGCCCTGCATCCGGGTCGTGCCGAACTCGTGCCAGATCGCCTTCCGGCTGGCGTTGCCGTACTTGTAGCCCAGACCCGCGACGGCCCAGCCGTCCTTGTTACGCCCGATCCACCGGGCCTTCGTGGTGACGCTCTTCCGCAGCTCGCCGGTGGATCGCTTCTCGCCCTTCTTCCGCCGGCCGCGGCGTACGTTGGTCGGCGGCGTATTGGCCCGCAGCTTCTGGACGCCGCCGCTCGCCTTGATAGCCCGCCGCATAGACGCGAGGAGATGTTTCTTCCCGATATGGGCCGGGAGCGACTCGTAGGCCTTCGCGAGGTCGCCGAACTCGCCGAGCAGTTTCGCCCAGTTGACGGAGATCATGTTCCGACCTCCTCGACCGAGAGTTCCATCGCCTCGCGGTGGCCCTGCTCGACGACCCCGGAGATGTAGAGCAGGCGGTCCCCGCGCGAGATCCACCGGAGCCGCCAGTTCGCCTGGAGGCCCTCGTAGTAGCGGATCCGGACCGTGGCCGAGGTGCTGCCCCCGACCTGGCCGCGGCGGGCCTGCTCGACGTACGACAGGGCCTCGTACGATCCGAAGACCCGCGCGACCTCGTCCCACTCCTGGACCATCTCGCCGACGGCGTTCCGTGTCTCGGTCGGAGACTCGATCGCGAAATACTCCCGGAGGATCCCGGACGGCAGGACGCCCATTACCAGGCCCCCGAATGACTGGCCGACGCGAGCAGGGCCTCGAAGGCCTGGGGCAGCTCGGCCGCCCCGTCCTCGGCGAGGATCCCCCGGTTCTTGAACGTGTGCTCGACGAACATCAGGAGCGCCGCCTTTAGGTTCGGCTCGATCGGATCGCCCGGCTCGACGCCCGCCCAGTAGGTGACGACGACCTTCCCCGAGTGACCGACCCCGAGCTTGACCGTGGCCGGCATGGCGTCGGCGTCGACCTCGAGGTCCTCTTCGGCGACTTCCTCGCCGTCCACGGTCACCGCCAGGGCGTACGTCGAGCCCGTCAGTAGCGGCGGGTTCGGGATCGTGAGGATCCCGGTCACCGGCACCGCGGCCCAGGTCGCCCGGTACTCGGTGGCGACGAGCGTCTGGCCGAGCCGCTTCTCGATGTAGCGGCGGCCGGCCGCGATCTTGTCGGAGATCAGGGAGTCGAACTCGTCGAACGACTCGGTCATGCCGAGCTGGAGCTTTGCCTCGGCGAGCGTCACGGGCTCGGCCTCGGGCCAGGTCACGACGCGAACGGTGTCGGGCTTCATGACGAGCCGGCCTCCTCGACGGTGGTGGATGCGATCACGTTCGGCACGTCCTCGCGGAAGGCGATCGACCCGGCGAACAGCACATAGGCGGTGTCGTCGTCGCCCGAGCCGTCATCCAGTGTCCCGACCTCGAACTTCCAGCCGCGCGTCCCGTAGGCCGCGAAGTCCTCCGGGTCGAGCGTGACCTCGACGGTCACGATCCCGTCGCTGCCCGTGATGTCGTAGGGCGTGATCGTGACCGTGTCGCCCTTGCCGGTGGCGGTCGCGTAGAGATCGCCGGCCGGCAGGTCCTCGCCCTCGGCGAAGACGATCGTCAGCGTCTTCGCGGGCGAGTCGGTCGCCAGCGTGACCACCCGGCTCGACGACCCTCGGAGGCGGATCTTCTCAAGAGGCATGGGCGACCCTCGTCTCGACGATCTGGCCCGCCACGGCTCGCTCGGCCTGCCGGACGGCGGCCGCCTCGAGGAGCGTCCCCTGGGCCTCGCGGACGCCAGCCCCAGTTTCGACCAGGTGCTCCGCGAGTCCAGCGGTCGCCTGGATCACGGTGCCGGCCCGGTACCCGCGGTACGACTTCAGCAGGCGGATCGGATGCAGGGCGGCCACGGTGGTCCTCCTAAAAACGCGACGGCCCGGCGGAGGCATCCATGCCCCCGCCGGGCGTTCTGCGTGGGGGCGTCGTCAGGTTCAGCTACCAGCCTCGACCAGCTTCGCGACGAAGGTCGCGTCGTGGTTCGAGATGCCGACCCGCTGGAGGCCCCGGAACTTCACGGCGTCCGACTCGAAGCCGGCGTGCTCGGAAGCCGAGATCACCAGCCCGTTCGACTTCACCGCGACGGCGGTCGCCATCGAGAAGTCGCCGTAGAGGGCCAGCGTGCCCTCGGGCAGGCCGAGGCACTTGTAGACCGGAGCACCCATCACGGTCGGGAGAACCCGATCGCCGACGGTCGTCGACTGCGAGACGACCGAGGACTTCATGACGTGCTCCCAGCCGGCCGAGCTCACGACCCAGGCCGTGTTCATGGCCCGGCTGTCGATCTTGCCCACGAGCGAGGCGAGGTCCGCCCCGTCGTAGTCGGTGCCCGCCTCGACCTCGTTCCCGGCCGGGATCTCGTCGACGAGGCCGTCGATCGACTTTCCGGCGTCGCCCTGGAGCCAGACGGTGTCGATCTTCTTCGCGATCGCGAGGCCGAACCGGTTCGCGGCGAGCTGGGCCAGGTTCACGACCGCGGCCGCGTCCTGGATGAGCTCGTTCGAGAACGAGAGGATCCGGCCCATCTTGTGGAGGGCGATCGTGACCTTCGAGGTCGTGGCCTCGTCCTCGGTCACGGTCTCGTGCTCGTCGAACCATTCGGCGTCGATCTCGCCGATCTTCGGGATCTCGAGCGTGTGGCTCGAGGTCGTGTAGACCTGGGCGAGCTGCACGCCGACGGACTGGTAGCCGAGGACGTCGATGTAGCCGCGGAAGAGCTCGGGGGAGACGAGCTCCGCGCCCTCGCCGTCGTACGTCGGCGAGGTCTCGCCCATCGCCCGGGCCTCGGCGAAGTCACCGCGGGCGATCGCCCGCAGGAACCGGCCGGCCCGGACCGCGTCCTCGGTCGTGCCGAAGCCGCGGAGCGACTTGCCCGGCATGACGTGGATCGCGGGACCCTTCCGCTTCTCGGCCTTCTCGACCGTGGCGCGACTGTCGCTCTCGCTGGAGGTCACGGCCTTCATGGCCTCGACCTTCGCGTCGAGCATCCGCTCGGCGGCGGCCAGCTTCTCGACCTCTTCGCACCGCGCGGCCCGCTCGGCGAGACGCTCCTCGATCTGCTTCGCCTCGGCCTCGTCGGCGGGCGTCAGGGCGCGGAGGTTCGTGATCTCGGTCGTGAGCGTGGCGGCCTCGTCCTGGAGGCGCTGGAGCTTGGCGCTGGGCATTGGTTCGCTTCCTTGCGTTCGGGTGGTGGTTCAAAACCTCCCGCACGATATGAGCGACCAACCGACCGGCGAAGTTCGCCGCGTCCTACCGTAGGACTTTTCCAGACGGTGCCGGGCACTTGCCGTCGGGGCAGGCACCTGCCGCGCCGCATGGGCACCGCGTCTTGTGTCCGTCGCCGTGAGTGATCCAGCCGGTGCCGCCGCAGTCCTGGCACTTGCCGGGTGCCGGCGGCTTCGGGCCAGGGGCCGGTGGTGCCGGAGCCTTGTCGTGGGCCATGCTCGCCCGGGCGGCCGCCACGGCCGCGGCCGCGCGTGGGTGCTCGAGGTCGATCTCCGCCGGGTCGGCCGAGAGCCAGACGAGGAACGCGACGATCCAGCGCCAGAGCGTGATCACCAGCCCCTCCCGTGGTCGAGCGTTTGATAACCGTCCTCGCCGACGTGGGCCCGGACGTACTGGGCCGTTTCGGGCTCGGCCGGCGGGCCTTCGGCGAGCAGCGCGATCCAGAGGAAGTTCTTCGCCAGGCGGGCGATCGTCCGCAGGACGGGCCGGTCGTTCGCCGGCGGACCGAACGGCGACGGCGTCGAGCCGGCCGGCAGCGAGAGCCACCAGCCGCCGACGATGGCGACGAGGACCAGGGCGGCGAGCTGCCGCTTCGTGAGCGTGATCATGGGGCCGTCCGTTGGGTCAGCGTGTCGGCTGGAGGAGGGGCCAGCCAGTCCCCGTGATTCAGTTCCCGATACTTGAACTCGACGGC